GCTTGTCAAGACTCAGACGATTGGTACTGGCGTTACTACTGAAACCGTCACAGGTGCTTTCTCAACCGACTTTGATAACTACAAAATTGTCGTGTCAAAAGTTGCCGTCTCTGCCACAGGAAGTTCAGCATTTCTAAAGTTTGGTGGTTCAACTGGATTCACATATTTTGCAAACGGTTGGTACATGACACCAACTTCTGGAACGCTGAACCCATTAAACTTTAACGCCGTAAACACTGGCATTTGGATTGGCATTTCGGGTGGAACAACATCGTGGTCTTTTGATGTGTGCAGCCCATTTTTAGCGTCAGCGACTAATGTCGTCGGTATGTCTGCTGGTTCAGGCGCAAATTACTACAACAACTTTGTGGGATCAGACAGTAACGCAGCATCAAGCACAGCGTTTAGTTTGACTCAAGCGACATCTAACTGGACAGGTGGCACTATTGCCGTCTACGGATACCGAAAGTAAAACCATGACCAAACCACTTATACAAATAGATGATCTTATTCGTGAAATGACAGATGAGGAATACGCTGATTATTTAGCAATTTACGGTGACCAGATTCCAGTGACCGAGCCATGAAAATTCTCGCCGTGATCGCCGCTCTTGCCGTCGTCCTCATGTTCGTCGTTACAGGGTGTAGCGATCGCACTCGATACAACTGTCAAGAAAACCCAACCGCAGAAAGATGCAACCCATGATTGCCTCAGTCATCACCGTCACCACCAGCCCGACCTTGCTGGTAGCCGAAACCGCCAACGCGACCCGCACCATCTACTTTGAACCAGTCGGAAACGATGTCCATATCGGCGGATCAGCAGTCACCACGACAACAGGACTGGTCACCAAAAAAGACGTTATTACGATGATGATTTTGCCACCACAAAACTCGTTGTATGCAGTCACGACCACAGGGACAGTCGCCATTCGAATTATGGTCCCTGAAGGCGATTTCTGATGCCTAGAAAGTTGACTAACTCTGAGATCAAAGCCCGACTGATCCTGATCGTCGGCATCACACTGTCAGTCACTTTCGTTATCAGCACCGCCGCACTGCTCTACGGTTTACTGTTCGTCGTACAACCCCTAGAAGTATCACCCAACGACGAATCCGCCTGGTCGCTACTCGCGCCCATGATGCTATTTCTGACCGGAGCCTTATCTGGAATCCTCGCCAGTAACGGCCTTAAAGACAAAGACAAGGACAACCCAAATGACTAAGCGAACCTACACAGGATCAACCGACGCCCGCGGCAATGTACGTCGCATGGGCACACTCAAATTTATGGATTACTGCACCTTTCTGTTCGGTGTCAAAAGTATTGGTATCTACTCCGATCGTGGGATGCGCTCAGACCCCTCTAAAAAGTCCGTACACGCGACATGGCGGGCAATAGACCTAAAGGGCACCAAAGAACAACGCAAAGCCTTAAACGAGTTCCTAGTCGCTCACGCCGACCTACTCGGTATAGAGGAAATCCACGCTTATGACGGCACAGGCGTCCCGCTTAAATGTGAAAAATGGGGCGCAGGCTGGCGTTGCGATCGTGACGCATGGAAAGTATGGACCGCCAAAGCCAACGGTGGCACACCAGGCGCCGACTGGACCCATGTCGAGATAGACCCTGCACACGCCGACAGTGTTGCCCTAGTAGATCAGGCATTTGCCCAGATATTTAAGCAATGACTTGACTCCCGACTAACAAGTCGGTAAACCTACTCCCGACCTCGGAAACCCGACTCAGGAGGAAAGATGCAATTATCATTGTTAGCGGAACTTGATGTTCCAGCCGAACGGCTCAAGTATGAAGCGTTCAAAGAGGCAAACCCGTGGGTGATGCCCGCACTACTCAAGATGGTTTACAAACTGCATTTCCAAGGGCACACCCATTACGGGATAGCGGCCCTTGTTGAGGTGTTGCGTTATCAGCACGCAACGACTAACGACCCCACCAGCGAGTTCAAGTTCAATAACAATTACCGCGCTTTTATGGCTCGTGAGATTATGCAAGAAAACCCAATATTTGAAGGCTTTTTCAGTACCCGCAAATCAGTTGCGGACTTAACAGAGGATTACTAAATGAACCTTAAACGACTAGCACTTTTAGCACTTGGCACTTATGGGATATGCGCACTATGGGCAATCACAGGCGTACAAGAAACAACCGCCGACCTCAGTATCGCACCCAAGCAGACAATCACATTGCAGGACTTGACACCCCAGCAACTGGAGGACCGCGCAGAGGAATTGACAGCGACAACCACAACTAGCACCACGACCAGCACGACGAGCACTTCAAGCACCGTCCCGTTTACCCGCCTCGCTGACTTCCACCCTGACACCAAATGTCAAGAATGGTTTCAGACTGCAATCACGGTCGGCTGGCCGAATAACACTGAGACACTAGAAAAACTGGGTCGCCTGCTGTGGAAGGAAACAAGGTGTTTAAACATTACGCCGCTGTCTAGTGACCCTGAATTAGTGAAATGGTTTAACGGTCATGACCACGGCGTCGCGCAAATCAACCAAATCCACACTAAGTACGTTGAGCAATTGTTTAATATGCCGTTTGCTGAAGCGATGTCCGACCCGACCCTGAACCTGAGGTTTGCCTACCTGCTGTATTCCGACCTAGAGGAAACAGGCAGATGCGGTTGGAAGCCGTGGAAATTGTGTTGAACATCTACCGACCCGACTGGCAAACCGACGCCGCCTGCCACGACCTACCACTCGACTTATTCTTTCCAAGTTCCGGTATGCAATCGCTACGAAACATCAATGTAATCAAGCCGTTCTGTTTGGCTTGCCCAGTGCACGTTGAATGTTTGGCGTATGCACTATCGCACCCCGATGAGCGCGGTATTTGGGCTGGGACGACTGAGAACGACCGTCGCAAAATCAGATCCAAGAACTACATTGCGACGCAACTGGCTAAACCCATGAAAGCAAAAGATGCAACACCGCTGGTCTATAGTGACGGCATCTACCGACAAATTGAGGAGACCCGACCGTAATGGATCAATTAGCCGAAATGACCGCCATGATTACGAAAGCCGACATTGCTATGAAGGCTGCAACTTGGGAGATCGGACGCCTAAGGGACGATGTAGCGATGCTCAGGAAGGCGCTTACCGAGTTGGCTTATGTCGCTGAGGAGAACGGTGTCTATTTGTCCAATCTGACCAAAAGCACGCAGGATGTTATCGTGGCGATGCGTCTGGGCGGGTTCAAATGAACTGCGAAATCTGTGATGCACCATTCCGTACTGGCGATATTCGTATGCGTAACGAGTTGCGCGGTATCTGCTTAGCGTGTGCTGAGGAAGGCGGTTTTGTCGGTATGACATTGGAGGAAACGGCCCGATGCTCCGCCATGATTCGAGTCATCAAACAATTTCAAAACCAGACGCCTGCACAGGCCCGACACATTAAGGACATGGAATCATGAGTTTTAACCCAGCCGACTACGCCGAAGTAGCAGAACGGTTACCACTGTTTTGGAAAGACTGCCCACGCGGACGCATCATCACCGAAATCATCGTTGACGACGGAACACGAATCGTCATGAAAGCGGAACTATACGCCGACATTGGCGACACAGTACCGACAACTACAGGATTCGCCGAGGAAGTCCGCGGATCGTCAATGGTGAACAAAACCAGTGCAATGGAAAATACAGAGACCTCGGCAATCGGTCGCGCATTGGCTAACTATCAGTTCCAAGGGTCAAAGAAACGCGCCTCACTGGAGGAGATGGTCAAGGTGTACCGGCAAGGTGAAACCGCCGTAAGTGACGCACCATTGACACAAGCAGTGCAACGCACACAGGCCCTCGGCTCATCCAGCGAAGGACCAACAGCAAAACAACTAGCGATGCTTCGAGCGAAGGACTACCAAGGTCAAGCACCATCCACGAAACGTGAAGCGTCCGAAATCATTGATCGGCTGATGAACGGTGGCTGACCCATCTGAAGCAGAGTTTCAGAAAGCCGTTATAACATTGGCTAAATTGCATCGTTGGAAAGTTATGCACACCCAACCCGCACAAATCCGCCCAGGCAAATGGATCACACCCAACACAGGCGACCAAGGCTTCCCCGACCTAGTGATGACACACTCAGCACGAGGAACAATCTTTGTCGAATTGAAAGCCACCAAAGGCGTTGTATCTGAGGCCCAATGGGATTGGATTAACACACTGGAGGACGCAGGATGCGAAGTCCACGTCTGGCGACCGAAAGACCTAGAAGCAATATCCACCCGACTATCAGGAGCACCCAATGACAGACCAACTAGAACTATTCGTTAACAACACAGAATCGTTTTGCAAATACCCACAATTAAAAAAGTCATCTGCCTATCAATACGGTTGCCGGTGCACTGGATGCGTAGAAAACAATCGTCAATACAACAAACGATTTCTAAAAGAAAAAAGAGGTTCGTCCCAATGCGAACTATGTTCAAAGGAAATATCAGGTCACAGGGTTTACCCCGTATGTCATGAATGTGTCACCTCATTTATGATCAGAATGAGGCATATAAATGCACCCTGGACACAAGTACTTGCATGGCATCAAAGGGCTTCATGTGGTGTTTGCGGTTGCCAGTTCCATATGAATCGTGCTGGAGGACCAGGCAGTTGGCAGATAGACCACGACCACACAAAAGGTGAAAAAATAAATAAGCACAACTACAGAGATATCTTGTGCGGCCCTTGTAACTCAGGGATTGGTGCACTCGAAGCAAACATCCGCCGAGGCTTAATAACTGAAGTCAAAGGTCCGTTCGGCGACTACCTTGCACGTCACCAATCAACCCCTCCAACATCTGACACCTAGCCCGCGTCTAAGATCGCCAATTACAACTGACACCATCAGAGCGCACAGAGGCGTTCACTAGCCCTTGCAGGAATCTGACCCCTGCTATGGGAACACTCGGCAACGAGGGTAGACCTCCATGCTTCGACATAGAGGATCAGCGTTCAAACGTACATTGCGATGGGTTTTCCACCGAACACAACTAGACAGGCTTCCCAGACGAGACATGCGTCAAAATAGTGGGGGACACAAACCACCCAACTCTCACATGTAACTTGAGGACAACCGAGCGGTGCCCTTCCGCTTGGGCGTCAGTATCAATTGACCTAAAGCCCTTGACCTTTGCACTTGACCTACCATTACCACCAACCAAAGGAAACCCGATGACAGACAAACCCAAGAACCACGGCCACTGGAACTCAAAGGAATACCGAGACAACAGAGCCGAACTATTACGCGACAACCCCCAGTGCTACCTATGCGGCAAACCCGCAACAGAAGCAGACCACATCCTCGAATACGACCGAGGAGGCACACACGAAATGCATAACCTTGCACCAGTATGCAAACCCTGCAACAGTCGGCGCGGTCAAGCGTACGGAGAACGCAAGAAAAGAATTGCCAAAAGTTTGACAAAAGACTTTTTAATTTCGCCAACGATAGCCCCCGAACCGATTCTGACGATCTCTCCTGAGGCTAAACTGGCGGGAACTGGCGGGAACCAGTCTGCATTTGCCCTGCTCAGCGACTATAAACCGAGATTGGAAACGACCGGCTTGTCGAATCTGTCTTATGGCCCCCAGGTGGCGAAGTGGGCAGAGACGTATCAAAACATTTGTCTTTTTGAGTGGCAGTTGTTGGCGTTGTCTGGTCAGTTGTCGCACGACGAGAATGGTGATTTGCAGTTTCGTGAATCTTTATGCAGTACTGCGCGTCAGAACGGGAAGTCGGTTGGGTTGTGCGCGATGATCGGTTGGTGGTTGACGGACTTCGCTAGGTTGCGCGGCCAGCCTCAAAACATCTTGTCGGTCGCTAACCGTTTGGATCGTGCTGAGGCGATCTTTAATAGTTTGGCTCCTTTGCTTGTGGATTTGTTTGGTGCTAAGGCGATGCGGACGTTTGGTCGTAAGTCGGTGACTATGCCTGATGGGTCTATGTGGGAGGTTCGTGCAGCGTCTCCGAATTTGCATGGTGGGTCGTACGACTTGATCGTCGTGGATGAACTTTTCAATGTGTCTGAGAAGTGTTTGTCGGAGGCTTTGCGGCCTTCGCAGATTGCGCGTAAGTCGCCCTTGCTGAGTTGCTGGAGCACAGCGGGGGATGAGTCCAGTGTGGCGATGATACATATGCGGGAAACGGCTATTAACGAGATTGAGAAGCAGGAGTCGTCGCGTCTCTATTTTGCTGAGTGGAGTATTGGTGATCGGGATTGGCGTAACCCTGAGAACTGGATTTATGCGAACCCTGCGTTGGGTAAAACGATTACGATTGAGGCGCTCCAGGCGGTGTCAAAGAAAGACAGTTTCCTACGCGCTCACCTAAATATGTTTATCAGTAGTCGAGGCAGTTGGTTGGATGAGGGCGTGTGGGGCAGTTGCAAGGTTGACGGCCCTATGCCGGAGGGCGGCGTTCTTTGTGTGGAAATGTCAATGGACACAAATCGTTATGTGGGTGTCAGGTCGTCAATGGTTGATAGTGTTGTTACCACGTTTGTGGAGTTCATCGTGGATAACGAAGCGTCTATGTGGGCCGAAGTTGATCGAGTCATGGCCGACAAACTTGTTGCCCTGGCTATCACCCCGACATTAGAAATCCATGCGCCTTTAAGTTTGCGTCGTCGTATGACTGTGGTGGGTCAGGCGGAGTTGATCAAGTTCACGGGTCTTGCGCAAAAGATGATTTTGGAGGGCCGCGTCAAGCATTTGGGGCAACTCACTTTGTCGGAACATATGAACCGCGCCGTCATGATTAAGACGGGAATGGGAGTTACGCTCAGCCACAAATCGAGTCCAGGACCCATTGAGTTGGCGAAGTGTGCAGTGTGGGGTATCGCGCTCTCTAGCAAGTATCAGAATCGGGCTAAACCCATGATGGTGGTCAGTTGAACTATTGTGGGTGTGTGGTGGGCAGGTGTCGGGCTTGCCCATCACACCTTTAACGATCGGAACTAACTGTGGGCATATTCTCAAAACAAGTGACCAAAGCAGCGGTCAGCCCCGTTAACGAATCCCATAAAGCCGCCGCCGCTGGATCGTACGGGACATACCAGTCCAACCAAGGCGTCAATTTCATCGGTCAGTATTTCGCGTATTACGAAGGCGACGCCCGCAACCGCGCCAACAGCATCCCGACATTAAGTCGAGCGCGTGACCTTCTCGCCTCAGTAATCTCATCCACCAAACTGGAAATGTACAACGAGATTTGGGATGACACCGAAAAAGAAATGGAATGCGTCTATATCGCACCGCGTTCATGGTTGCGTCAACCCGACCCCACGATCCCTTACGCCACGATCATGGCTTGGACGCTGGACGATCTTTTCTATTACGGCCGAGCGTTTTGGTTTATAACCAGTCGCACCGCTGACGGTTTCCCTGCATCGTTTACGCGTTTGCCAGCGGGCTCCGTTACCTGTCAGGACCAGACGGGTCCAGTGTTTTATGCACCTTCTAACGAAGTGTATTTCCAAGGCGGGATGCTTGACCCGAACGATCTTGTCCAGTTCATTAGTCCCGTTCAAGGAATCATTTACACGTCGCAAACCGCTATTGAAACTGCGCTTCGTGTCGAAGCCAGCCGTTATCGCAACGCGGAAAGCCTCTTACCATCCGGTGTGCTGATGCAGACTGGCGGCGAGCCCCTGTCGGCCCAAGAACTTGCCGACCTTGCTACTTCGTTTAACTCTGCTCGCGTCAATAACCAAACTGCTGCACTTAACGAGTTCCTTAAGTACGAGGAAACTAAGGCGCTACCGGACAACATGTTGATGATTGAGTCGGCAGACTTCAGCGGAAAAGAGATGTGTCGCCTCGGAAACATCCCGTTTTACTTGGCTGGTTTTGACATTGGCTCATACCAATACACGACCTCGGCTGGTGCCCGTGAGGATCTTTTATTATTTGGGGCACGTCAGTTTTTAGATTGCGTGTCTCAGACGCTCTCAGGCAACAATGTTTTGCCCCGTGGCACAATGGTGAAGTTTGATATTGACTCCTACTTAGGTTCTTTAATGAAAGACGAAATGATGACCGAAACTCCCGACATGACAGAAACTATTGAGGAGACGAATTCATGAAACTAACTCTGTCCGCAGGTTTTGCAGTTGATGTTGAAGCCGCCGCTGGTGAAGCACCGACACGCACAATTTCGGGTGTGGCCGCGCCTTATGGCGTTTCCGCAACTGTCTCGGATGGGACCTCGGTGCAGTTCGCGCCAGGCTCACTTCCCGTTGACGGCAAAGCACCAAAACTGTTTATGTATCACGACTCGTCGCAACCCGTCGGACTTGTGACTTCACGCACCGAAACCCCTGAAGGCATGATGTTCAGCGCCAAGATCGCGGACACCGTTGCAGGAAACGAAGCCTTGCAACTCGCCAAAGAAGGGGTCTTAGACAATGTGTCAGTTGGTGTTGACGTTCTTACCTCAACCCGTGCTGAGGACGGAACCATCATCATCACATCAGCCGTATGGCGCGAGTTGAGCCTTGTCCCCATACCCGCCTTTAGCGGTGCTACTATCACAGATGTGGCCGCTTCAGCAGACACAACTCCCGACGAAATCTCAGTAACAGAACCACAAGTCGAGGAGACACCCATGTCGGAACATATCGAAGCCGCAGCACCTGAAGCCGCGCCAACCGCCCCCACCATTTTTGCATCGGCTAAGCGTCCCGCACGCCTTCCGAGTGCAGGAGAGTGGATGGCCGCTTACCACCAAGGCGGAGAAACTTTCGCAAAGGTCAACCAGTCGGTTACCGATTGGAAAATTGAAAACCAGTCAACCTACGAAGCCGCCGCAGGCGATGTAGCCACCACCAACACACCTGGTTTGCTCCCAGTCCCCGTGGCCGGCAGCCTGGTGCAAAATATCAACTTCGTCAGGCCTGTCGTCAATCGCCTGGGCGCTCGCGCTTATCCTGACAGTGGCGCACAAAAGACTTTTGTTCGTCCAACCATCACGACCCACACTTCAGCCGCTGCACAAGCCGCCGAGTTTGATGCAGTGTCCGCAACCACGATGGTGATTGCCTCGAATACGATCAGCAAGACCACCGTAGCGGGACAGGTGAGTTTGTCAGTTCAGGACATCTCGTTCACCAGCCCCGCCGCAATGCAGTTGATTTTGAATGACCTTATGGGCGTTCTCATGTACAAGACCGACGACATTGCAGCCGACGCACTTCTCACCGCCGCAACCTCATCGGGCGTTTGGGACTTGACCGCAGTTGACTTGATGAAGTCCATCTACGACGCCGCAGTTGATGTTTCAAACGGAACCAACTTTTTCCCCGACACCTTGTTCGTTAGCCCAGACGTTTGGGGACAACTTGGTCAGGTCGTAGACGGAAGCAACCGTCCGTTGTTCCCGTATGTCGGCGCACCTGGTCTCCAAGGTCAGAACGCTCTCGGTGGCGGAAACGCAACCACATGGGTCGGCTCCAACCCGCTC